GAAACAGATATCAATCATGGCGTCTTTTCGGGCTTCGTTTAGTGCGGCGAACCAGAAATAAGTGTCCTCAAGCTCTTCTCGTACACGCCGTATGTCGTTAGCTAATAAATACTCTATTTCTTCTTCAGATAATCCAAGGCCGCCGTTTTCATCTATGTTGCGCCCGACACCCACAGTAATCATATTCTCTGAGCATTTGTACGCATGACTACGCACACCTTCGTGACGCTTCAACATTCCTATTAGCTCAATACCCATTACTTCTCCCTGCTCACGCCTCTGGTCTTCTCGTAGCTTCTCATAGCACCCAGACCCAACATGCCGGTCATCGTGGTCATTAGCAGTGATGGATCTATCTCAGGAACTTCTACCCAGATACCCGCAATCGGCGCGATCAGTACATGATACAGAAGACCCAAGCTACAGCACCAACCGATACTTGGTCGCCACCCGGCAACAAATAACGACTTATGTGCAGCCTCGACCTTGTTGACCTCTAGCTGCCCCTTGGCTAACTCATTGGCATGGCGTTCTGCAAGAGTGCTCAACTCAAAAGCAATACGATTCTTCTCGTCCTTGTCCTCAATTACCTTATCTAGTAGCTGAGTAGCTGGGCCTATGATTGATCCAAGTATGCTCATCGTTTTGCCATGTACGCTGTAGCGCCAAAGTATAGCCCTACAATGCTCGCCTGACTAAGAAACAGCATGTCACTTAGAGAAGCCAGAGTGGACAAACGAGACTCCGGGATAAATGGCATGAGTGGTAAAAGAGCGTAAACCACCATACTAGAAAGACTAACCCAAGCCATTCTTCGTTGACTGTCTGCTTTCTCTTCACGCAGTTCGATCTCAACAAGTTCTTGATTTCGTGCCAATTCTTCATCAGTCACAACCCCATCTCCATCAAGGTCATACTGAGCATAACGCGATTTCGGCTCTAATTTCTTAGGACTCATCAGTCATCATCCTTTCTGGCTGGATCACGAAACAATATCTTGGTTCCCGCCTCAGAGGTAGGTATCTCGCGCACACGGCAGTAAGTTTTGAAGTAGCTGTTGTTGCTTAATAGCTCGTTAATTTTACTTACAGACTGAGCATTCAACGCGTTTGAGTATTCTAAGCACGAGGTCAGTTCTCTGAAGTACAACTCCTCACCCGTGGGTTGCCCACGTTCCAAAACAATCAATACAAAAATCATCATGGTCATGCGCGTATGTCCAAGGAAAACTGATCTTCAACCTTTACAATAGTAGAAAGAACCTCACCATTTTTGTAGTAGTAATACGTTTCGCTGTATTGCGTTAACGCTTCTACTTTATCGGTGCGAGTGCGACTAATTTGGTCTAACCGCAACAGCCTATGTATCTTGTCTTTGACCACTACTTCTGATGGTGCATTGACGCTGTTTGGGAATACTGGTGGGACATCCATTACAGCCTCCGCTTCTGCTGAACAGCCTGCACCTTGACAGACTTTGGCTTAACAATATCCCAAGTAAGCAACTCTACATCCAGTTGGTGCGCCGTTCCCAAGACACGCGGCATGGTGTTCTGTATGTAGATCTGTGCGCCGTACCCGCACTGGCGGTGGTTGTATCGTAACCATGCCAGCGCAAGGCAATGACGGTATGCAGGAGGATCGACTAGCTCTAACATTCGCCATTCCCGTAAATCGCAAAACAGATTCGGGCTGGCGGGGTTGTACTCTAGTTTTGATTCTTCAGCATGATCTCTATGAGTTGCTGAAGTTTCTGATCTGATGCTTTCGCTGTCTCGCTCTGTTCCGCCAATGAATCGACGATAGCCTCGATCTTTGTCGCATTGACTGCTGCGAGTTTTCCCGTGGCTTGGGCCTCTTCAACAACACTAACAACGGCAGCTTCAATTCGATCTACTTCTTCTTGTGTAGCCTGTGCCTGTGCTTGACTAGCACCCCAGACCATCGCGCCTGACAGCGCAGCAGCGCCAATAGGTAAGGCCCACGTTGGGACTTTAATTGTTCCTTCATCTGACATATCAACCTCCTAAAAACTGTGGCACCAAGATGCTCACAACGATTAAACCTATGATCCACCATAACCTGTTAGATACAGTGTCCATCTTTGCTTCAAGCTCATCAAACCGCCTAGACCCACTTGCAAGGCGTTCCTCAATACGCAGGTAACGCTGCTCACACACTTGCTCGTGAGTAGAGATCTGGTTCAATGCCTTATCACCTTTGTCCAAGCCCCATTCCTCTGCCATCGCGAGATAGCACATAGTTATTCTTTGGCTTTACCCACATTGAGTGCCAGGGCTTCAATTATGGGGTAGATATACTTCGCCATGAAGGCATCGTCCTTGGGAGTAGGCGTGGCGGCACAGATCGCGCTTGCGACAACTGAAAGTGTTGTCAGCGTGGTTACAATCTCCATCAAACTCATGCGGCTATCTCCTCTCTAAAACAATTCAAGTTGGCCGCTACAGTGCGGCGTTCACCTTCACCTCGGAACGGGTAAACCATGTGCTGCATCCAGCTTGGAAACATATAAAGCCTACCCACCTGTGGGCGCACCACGATGTTCTGCGTTGGCTTCAACCGCTCTTTGTCCCACTGGGAGCTTTGTCCGTAATTGAAGCACAAACAACCATCAGACTCACCAGAGGCATTATACAGGCCGTAATCCTCAGATCCGGGCCGTGGCCCTTGTTCGATCTGAGGTGGCACTTTCGTCCAAGTCGTGCAGCTTATGCCCATGATGGTCTTAGTGCCGTGGTCATGAATGGGGTTGTAGTCTCCTTCATAGCTATGTACTGACCACAGATCGTCTATCTCGACGTTGCGGTTGCCATCTAGCATCTGGCCCGAACTCTTCATAAAGGCATTAATATATTCAACACCCATAGTCCGCACGAACCCAGAAAAGCCAGCCACAAGCTCGTCATCGCAATCCATTCTAAGCTGTTCTCCCTCGCGGATTTGACCAACGAGAGTATCAGCCGCTGTACGCCGCCCTTCTTGTTCCAAGAGGCCATCAAGATACTCGTTGAGTTGAGTAACGAAGCCCTCTGGAATATCCAACTCCATCAGAAATACTGACGGGAGCGGGTGCATCATGTAGGAGATTTCTGCCATTACTGAACGACAGCTTCGTCTTCCTCATCATCCACTGCTTTCACAGAGTCAGAGATTGCTTGAATGTACATTTGCAACAAGGCTTGACGCTCGTTGACTTGGATCTGCAATGCAGACACTTCGCGGCGTAGCTCGTTCACTCGTGCGATATTCGCCTGAGTTTCTACAGCCAAACCCTCAAATGAGTATTCTTCGCCATCAATCGTGACTTTGTTTTCTTCGCTCATGGTAGTCCTTATGCTTTATATGCTTCAGCAGCAGAGATCGCTGCATCAATGGATGACATATCCTCACTGCCCCAATCGTCCAAGTCTTTCATAAACGACAGGTAGCCAGAGCTACGCATAACGCGCTCTTTCTTTTCTTCGCCTGTCATGTCGTTACAAAATTCATTGTCATCATCAAGACAGTTTGTGATTACGCTTACACTGCCCAGCATTGCTGAGTAGTCTTGTGCGATTTGGTCTGCATCTCTGGACATGATTATCCTCCTGATTTAAGTGTTTCTATTTCTGCGGAAAGTTCTTGGATTGCTTTCACAAGCATTGGGATGAGGGCAGCAGGGCCAAGTCTCTGCCTACCATCTACGGGATCTTCAGACCACATACTAAAGCCATCTTTTAACTCTGCATGATTGTCTATGGCAGCTTTGACTTCTTGGGCAATAAAACCGTGGTTTGTTTCACCTTGGCTTTCCATAACTAGCTTATCTGAGTCTTTTACATACGCCTTATGATCAGATGGTACGTCTTTTTCTTTCTTCCATTGAAACGTCACAGGGCGCAGATCGTTAATAAACGAAAGCCCCGCTGTAGAGTCAGCGATGTTTTCTTTGTACCGCTCATCAGATGGCGCAGTAATGCTCGTAGCACCAAAAGCAATGTTGCTATCAGTAGCGCCAAAACCAAATGTAAAGTTGTTTGCTGCTTGAGAGGTTACTTGAGAACCAATAACAATTACTTGCGCGGTATCAACAGTGCTTAAGTCAGAGTTAAATCCAATAATTGTGTTGTTACTGCCAGTGGTGGTGCTATCACCTGCAAGACTGCCCACGAATGTGTTGTTAGTTCCCGT